GGGGGTTTTCTATCGCCTAGGCGATCACACCTGCTCACGTCTCCGGAAGCGACGTCCGGAGCAACACTCACTCAGCTTCACAGCAGCCTGCACTGGACTCCTAAGTTCTAATAGCCATTGGTCAAGGTTACAGACCACCACTGCAGTGCCTTACACCACGCCCGTTCACACGGGAACAGCGACACCCGCGCTGGCCGCTTGGTCAGCCGGGAAAGGGTCTTTTCTTCGCAGGTAGGAAGTGCCTGCGCGGGGTCATCCTTTGGGGGTCATGGAGCGTTCCTGCCCCCATCAAAGACGGCGCGAGGGAGGTCGGCGGTGCTCACACACCACGGCCGTTAAGGATTAACAACCCATACCCACGCCAGACCGGGACACCCCCGGATAACGCAACCCCCCACTTTTTAGCATTTGCGACATGGCCACAACCACAGTGATAACCGTTGACGACTTTGGGCTGCCGGCGGTGAATCGCTGTGCCTATGGCCTTGGCGCAAGTGAGCGGGAGCGTATAATGATTGCGAAGCACGTGCGCGTGGAGAATCACGTTGCACGTTGTTCCGCCTGTCACCGCCAGGTCTGCAGGATCGGCGGTAAAAAGATGTCGCCTTATGTCCACCCGCAGAACGCACCGGAACCGGCTGGAGCGTTCTGCGACGTATCAGCGGCTCCTGCCGCAGCACCGGTTGTCACTGATGCGTTCTCTGGCCGCGCCTTGAACGCCTCCGTCCTCAGCGGCGATGGTGATGAGTCGTGGGAAGCGCCCTCTCCGCCTCCCTCAAGCTCAAGTAGCCCTCCGCCCACCCCAGTGCCCCCACCGCCCCGTCCGGCTCCGTCGGAGTCCCGGGCGCGCTTTGAAGCAGCGCGCCGCGCGATTCAGCGTCTGCTCAGTCCCCATCCCAACCCTGAGCCGATTGTGCCGCCGGACTTCCCTGACCCTGGGCCGCCTGTTCCTCCAGGCTGCCCGCCCGGACCGAATCCGTACGATCCGAGCCTTCCTCCGGTAGCTGGACCCCTCCGTGCGGGGCCACCTCCGGGCCCGCCGCGTGGGCCGTTCTTCCTCCGCGGCGTGCAACTCCTCCCATCGCTGTTGGGCGATCGGGTCTCAGGCGGTATAGCGCTTGAGGGCCACTCGTTGGGCGACGAGTGGTGGGATGTGACAAACGACGTCCTTGATGATGACGAGGACGTACGAGCGCTGCATCTGCGCCGCACTAAGATTGCTTTTGAGCCCTTGCACGTCCAGAACATTAGGGTACGCCACGCTATCCCCGTCCACGCCTGTGTCGCCAACATATTGAGCAGCTTGGGGTTCATGCTGGTCAGTGCTGTGTTGCGCCACTACGGTGTGACCGTGGGGTCACTGTTTGCCTGGCTGGGGCGTGAGTTCTTGCTCGCCCAGACCGGCCACATGTTCTTTGAAGACTGGCAGCTTTGCAATGTCGGACTGGTTGCCGTGATCATCCCGCACTTGCTGTGGTTCTTCCTCGCAGCCTTCTTCCACAATTGGATGTCTGAAGAAGTGTTCGCCCACGTGCCAGCACTCACGATGGCCGTGTGGAGCGACAACTACGGCCGCAGCCGCTCTGACTTCGTTGATGCCCTTGCCGCTGGCGTTGCCCGTTACGGCCCGCTCTACAATATCCCGGACTCAGCGTACCCGTCTGTTTACGTCGGGACCATACGCGTTTGTACCATGATGTATGACGTGGGCCTGGGTTTTACAGTAGGGGCGGTCGGACTACGTCGCGGAACTTCCCACCGCCCCGGTTTCCAGCACGTCGTGCGCCAGCCCGCAGGATCCGCTCAGTCTATGCCTTTGGCTACCGGCACGATGAGGTTGGTCTCCCTGAACTGGCTGATACAGTGGATGTGGCCCCTTTCTCATGCTATGGCGCCCGCACTAACGGCCACCGATCTCGGCACACTGTCAGTGGTACTTTGGCTATCAAGTCTCCTGCCCGCCGTCCGCGCTCTCGAAATTTCCGGAGGCTCCCCTGGGGTTTCCTCCTGGACCGAGCTCCTATCTCGGTGGACAGAAACAGCCAAGAGGATGTTCTATATGGTGCCCGTGCTCGTTCGTTTACTCGTCATCCGGTCCCTGATCCAGCTGTACTTGACCAGCTTCTATCCTTTGTTGATCGGCGGGTATTGCCTCATTTGGGCGTACTCCACGTGGATAGTGTCCTTAGTTTACCCGCCTGGCTTGACGAGACAGCTTACTCGCAGAAACGCAAGATGGATCTTGTACTTTGCGCTGCTGATGCTGGCCTGGCACTACGTGCCGAGACAACTGCTGCTCTGGATTGCGCAGTGGGAGGGCCTCGACGTGAATTCCCTGTCCGACATGATGGATCTGTACGAGGCGAAACGCTTCTACGGTTGAAAGCTTTGAGCAGTGTCTCAGCTTTCATTAAGACCGAGTACTACCCCACCTACAAGCCACCACGCTGTATAAACTCACGCACCGACGAGGCCAAGGTTCGCTTTGGCCCTGTCGTTAAGACGATCGAGAAGATCATATACGACACCCCCTTTTGTTGCCACACACACCCTTTATAAAACACACGCCTATCACCGAACGGGCTCGCACAGTGCGGGCCATCGAAAAACACGGGTGCGGATTTATGGGAACAGACTATTCACGGTTCGAGTCCCAGTTCCGCACGTACCTTCAGGAGGTTGTGGAAAATCGGCTCTTCGAGCACATGCTCGCCAACCTTCCTGACCTGCGTGATCAGATCATCTTCGCCAACTCCGGCATGAACAGCATGACTTACCGCTGCGGAGTGCGGATGACCATCGCAGGGACCCGCATGTCAGGGGACATGTGGACTAGCCTCGGCAACGGCTTTACCAACTTTGTTCTCGCTTGGTTCCTCTTTGACCGGCTAGGAGCTGACTGGGATGGTTACGTGGAGGGCGATGACGGCATCTTCTCAGCTTCAGTGTATCCCACTGCTGAGATGTTCGCCTCCCTCGGAATGACTATCAAGATCCAGCGCTCTGATGAACTTGCTGACCTCTCTTTCTGCGGCTTGATCGTCGCAGGTGACACGCTGATGCGCGACCCGGACCATTTTTTGATGGGCTTCGGCTGGACCCACTCATTCTTGGATGCTGGCATCCGAGTGATGATGGAGCTCCTGCGGGCCAAGTCAATGAGTGCACTCTATGAGACTCCTGACTGTCCGATCGTCTCGCACGTGGCTTATGCAGCCTATCTCTTCACGGCTGGCTACAAGCCTCGCTTCGTCGCTGACGGGTATCATACAATCCCGCCCGTGTCATTTGTGCCCCGCCTGCCCCGTCCTTCGGAGCACGCCCGGTCCGAGTTCGCGCGCCTTTTTGGCATCAGCGCAGCGGACCAGGTGCGGGCAGAGGCCGCAGCCCTCTGTGGTGACCTGGGAGTCGTGTCCCACGTCGTCGTTGCCCATCCTGACGCCGTCGACTATGCGTCGCGGTACGTCGCCTGTGGCTGAGTTGATCCTCAGCCACCGTCCTGCGGGTCTTTCCCGCACCGCGGGCCGCTCTCGGCCCGCGAAGGAGCGGAGCGGCGCTCTGATCCACCGCCCA